ACACGGCGTGCAGCGGTCGAAGCCGGTCTACTTCGCCCAGCTACAAATCTACATGGCCTACATGGACCTTGGATCGGCGCTGTTCACCGCGCTCAACAAGGACACCCAGGCACTCCATCACGAGATCGTGGCCTTCGACACCCGCGCCGCCCAGGCGCTCTCCGACAAGGCCGTCGATGTCATTCGTGCCGCCGAGGCCGGGGAGCTGCCGCCGCGCATCGCCGCCAGCCCCGACTTCTATCTCTGTCGCTGGTGCGCCTACGCGCAGCGCTGCTGGGAGGGCGCCGTATGACTTTTACACCATCGCCCCAGCAAGCCGCCGCTATTCGCGCGATCGTCGGCTGGTATCGCACGCCCCATCGCAGGCAGCAGGTGTTCAGGCTGTTTGGGTATGCCGGAAGTGGGAAAACTACCATCACCCAGTACGCCATCAATGCGCTCGGGTTGAACCCCATGAACCGGCAGGGAGGCTGTGCCGGCGGCGTGCTGTTCGCGGCCTTCACCGGCAAGGCGGCTCTGGTGATGACCCGCAAGGGCACGCCGGCATCGACCATCCACAGCCTGATCTACCGGGTCTCGGAGGCAACGCCGGAGGAGATCGCCCGCGTCGAGAAGGAGCTGTTCGACCTGGAGCGCGGACTGGGCCGCATGGCGGCCGCGGAGCGTGCCTTCGCCCAGACGCAGATCCGACGTTTGCAATTGCGCCTGGCCGACATCCACAAGCCGGTGTTTCTGCTCAACGACCAGTCTCTGGTGCGAGATGCCGATCTCATCGCGCTCGACGAGGTGTCCATGGTGGGGCCGGAGATGGCGGCCGACCTGCTGGCCTTTGGCAAACCGATCCTGGTGCTGGGTGATCCCGGACAGTTACCGCCAATCAAGGGGGCCGGCGCCTTCACCAACGTCGAGCCCGACGTGATGCTTACCGAGGTCCATCGGCAGGCGGAGGAGAGCGCGATCCTGAGGCTAGCGACCCTGGCCCGACAGGGGGAGCCGATCCCGTACGGGTCGCACGACGACCATGTGTGGAAGATGCGCCGGAGCCAGGTCGCGCCGGATCATCTGCTGCGCGGTGGGCAGGTCATTTGCGGACGCAATGCGACGCGCCTCCACCTCAACCGCGCCATGATGCGGGCCGCAGGCTTCGACGGCGTTCACCCGCGAGGCAGCGGCGAGAAGATCATCTGCCTCAAGAACCGCCATGACCTGGGCCTGGTGAATGGCATGTTCGTCACGTTGGACGACGTCCAGGACATCGATCGGCTTTCGTTCAGCGCCACGCTGTCGACCGAGGACGGGGCGACCGTCGCGGGGCGGCACCGGTTCTACAAGGGGCACTACGACGACCACGTCGAGCTCGATCCGGAGCGTTCCCGCCGAGACTGGCGGGACATGCGCAACCTGATCGAGACGGTCTGGGGCTACGCCATCACCTGCCACAAGGCGCAGGGCTCGCAGTGGCCCAATGTCATCGTCTACGACGATGGGCTCGGGCGGACAGCGGAGGATCGTAGCCGCTGGCTCTACACCGCCATCACACGCGCCGAGCGCGGGCTGGTGCTGCTTGATTGACCTGAACAGCGCCATCTACGCGCCGGTGCCGCCGGTCCACTACGACCTCGACGCCATCGTGGCGCGGCTGCGCGCGACGGCAGAGGGCTGGGTGCCACGGCATTTTCCCAACGGCCGGCGAGTAGGCGACGAATGGCGGCTCGCCAATATCCAGGGTGCTGTTCCACGCAAGAACGGCTCCTGCGTCATCGCGCTGAAGGGCGACCACGCCGGCGACTGGCACGAGTTCGACGGTGGGCAAGGGGGCGGCCCGCTCAGTGCGCTGGAGGAGGCGGAGAAGCTCACCGGTCGCGACCTGTTCGCGTATGCCGCGGACCTGGTGGGGTGGCTGCCCGGTGCCCCGGCCCGAGTGGAGCCCGCGCCGGTTGCGGCCAAGGCCGAGCGCGATCCGTCCCGCGAGATCGCCTTCATCCTCGATCACACGGTGCCGCTTTCCGGGAGCCCAGCCGCAGTTTACCTGTCGGGAAGGGGTATCGCGGGCGTCGAAGTCTCCGACCTTCTAGCCCACCCGGACCTGACGCACTGGGAGACCAAGCGCGGCTTCCCCGCGATGATCGGCGTGGTGCGCAATCTCGCCGGCGAGACTGTGGCAATCCACCGGACGTACCTGCAGGTCGACGCCGAGGACCCCGACAGGGTGACGAAGGCCGCGGTCGCGAAGCCACGCATGATGCTGGGTAAGGTCTCAGGTGGTGCCGTCCGGCTGGCAGCGATGAGCCCAGGCGCCGCCCTCGGGCTGTGCGAGGGCATCGAAACCGGCCTCGCTGTCATGACCGCCTGCGCCGGACTCCCCGTGTGGGCCACGCTGTCGACCGCGGGCTTGGAGCAAGTGCAACTGCCGCCAGATGCCCACCGCATCGTCATCCTGGCCGACCACGATGCATCCGGTGCCGGCATGCGTGCGGCCGAGACCGCGGCACGGCGGTTGCGGGGTGAGGGGCGGCAGGTCGCGATTGCTCTGCCTCCCGGTGAGGGGGAGGACTTCAACGACGTACTGTTGCGCGCGGGCCCCGAGGCCGTGGCCGCGATCGTCGAGGTGGCGTTCGCCATGAAGGAAGGGGAAGAGGCGGTACCCGTGCCCGACTTCACCGGCCGCCACCTGCCGATCGGCTTCGCGGAGCCCAACCGGCCGCTGCCTACGCTGCGCGCGGATGAAGGCGACCTCGCCCGTGCCGTCGACCGCGCCTGGAGCGTGCTGCTGGCGTCCAACCGGACACCGTGGCTGTTCCGCGCCGGCGGCCTGCCGAGCTGGGTCGTGCCGGACGACGAGGGCCGGCCCATGGTGGCCCCGATCACTGACGAACGCCTGCGCCATGTCCTGGCCAGGCTCGCCAACTGGCGGCGCATGGACAGCCGGGGCGACATCGTGCCGGCACATCCGCCGACGTCGCAGATCAAATCGCTGATGGCGACGCCCGATCCCGCCCTGCCGGTACTGGCCGGCATCGTCACCACGCCGGTGTTCGGCCGGGCCGGGGTGCTGCTGACCGAGCCGGGCTATCACGCCGATGCGCGGCTGCTGTACCAGCCGGTGCCCGGGTTCCAGCTGCCAGCTATCCCAGAGCAGCCGACGGCCGAGGACATCGCAGCCGCCCGCCAGCTGATCCTGGATGACCTGCTGGGCGAGTTCCCGTTCACCTCGCTGGCCGAACGCGCCCACGCCGTGTCGCTCCTGCTGCTGGGCTTCCTGCGGGCCATGGTCGATGGCCCGACGCCGCTCCACCTGATCGAGAAGCCCACGGCGGGGACGGGCGCCACGCTGATGGTGGATGGCATGGCCACGATCCTGACCGGCACCGGCGCCGGCGTGATGACCGAGGGCAGCGACGAGGAGGAATGGCGCAAGCGGATCACGGCGAAGCTCCGGCAGATCCCGGCGCTGGTGCTGATCGACAACCTGAAGCGCCAGCTGGACGCCTCGGCCCTGGCCGCCGCGCTGACGGCGCCGTTCTGGGAGGACCGCATACTGGGTATCTCCGAGATAACCCGCCTGCCGATCCGCTGCCTCTGGATCGCCACCGGCAACAACCCGACCTTCTCCAACGAGATGGCGCGCAGGCTGGTCCGCATCAGGCTCGATGCGCGGGTCGATCAGCCATGGCAGCGCAGCGGGTTCCGCCATCCCGATCTGATGGTATGGGTCCGCGCCAATCGCGCCCGGTTGGTCGCCGCCTGCCTCACCCTCTGCCGCGCCTGGATCGCCGCCGGACGGCCCCGCGGCACCCGCAGCATCGGCAGCTACGAGTCCTGGGCTCAGACCATGGGCGGTGTTCTCGAGGTCGCCGGCATCGATGGGTTCCTCGGCAATCTCGACGAGATGATGGCGGCGTCCGACAGCGAGGGCGCCGTATGGCGCAGCTTCGTCTCCGCCTGGTGGGACCGGTTCGGCACGGCCGAGGTCGGGACGGGCGACCTCTTCACGCTGGCTACCGACTGCGAGCCACCGCTGCCGCTGGGATCGGGCAATGAGAAATCGCAGCGCACTCGCCTCGGCATGGCGCTTGTGCGGATGCGCGACCGCGTATTCCAGATTGATTCTCGGAACCTCCGACTTGAGGCTTTGGGAATCTCGCACAAGCTCCAGCGGTGGCGGCTGGCGATTGATGAAAAAACAGGCACGGGAACAGGTACCCTAGGTACCCCGGATGGAGCGACTGCGGGGTACCTTGAACCAATTCGGGGTACCTCATCCGACAAGGTACCCCTCGAAAAACACCAAGAAAATCAAGGGTTCGGGGTACCTGGGGTACCTGGGGTACCTTTTCCAACCCTTACACATGCGCGTGCGCGCGCGCCCGTGAGAGAGGATTGGGAAAAAGGTACCCTAGGTACCCCAGGTACCCCAAGTGCCGATGAAACCGGCGTTTCTGACGGGGTACGTGGAGGGGTACGTCGGGATCAACGTCCCCCGATCTCCGACCCGCCCGCCTGGCTGGACGGGGTGCCGTGATGCGTCGCCCGCACGCCACCGGGCCGCCGGATGCCGCCCAACTCCCCCAAAGCCGGACGACGACGGAGAGCTCCGCCAAGAACCGCTCCGCCGCCGCCCTGACCACGACCACCCCCTCGACGGAGATCATCATGGCTGAGACGACTGTGACCCCTCATGCCGGCGGCGCAAGACCGCTGTCGGCCGCACTACGCCCCGGTGGCGCCCTCCTGGCGCTGGACCTCGGCACCAAGACCGGCTTCGCGCTCCGCGACGCCGACGGCGCCATCACCAGCGGCACGGCGGAGTTCCGGCTCGACCGCTGGCAGAGCGGTGGCATGCGGTTCCTGCGCTTCAAGTACTGGCTGACCGAGATCAAGCACCAGGCCGGCGGCGTTGACCTTGTGGTCTACGAGCAGGTCCGCCGGCATGCCGGGGTCGACGCGGCACACGCTTTTGGCGGCTGGCTCGCGATCCTGACGGCGTGGTGCGATCACCACGGCATCGCCTACCAAGGCGTGCCCGTGGGCACGATCAAGCGGCACGTCACCGGCCGCGGCAACGCCGACAAGGCCGCCGTCATCGCCGCGGTTCGGGCCCGCGGCTTCAAGCCGGTCGACGACAACGAGGCCGACGCGCTGGCCATCCTGCTGTGGGCCACAGAGACGCAGGGAGGCGTGCGATGAGCACCGACAGCATCCTGAAGCACGCCGCCGATGTCCTGGCGGAGCGCACCAAGACCTACGGTGCGCCGGACAAGGCGATGGCAGCGATCGCGGCGCGCTGGTCGCTCACGCTGGGCCACCCCGTCACGCCGGCCGAGGTCGTGCTCTGCATGATCGACCTCAAGCTGACGCGCCTGGCGCGCGATCCCAGGCACCAGGACTCGATCCTCGATATCGCGGGCTACGCCGTCGTCCTGCACGAGGTGACGAAATGAAATGGGCGCCGCGGGGCTTTGGCGGGGAGCGCAGGCCGCCGGAACACATCAAGCGCGAGGGCTGGCAGTTCCAGCGCGTGTTGGTGATCGAGGCCGACGACGAGCGGCTGACCTGGCCGGAGCGCGAGTTGGTCCGCCAGCTGGGCGAGAAGCTTTACGGGCAGAAGCCCAGACGGCAGGAGACGCGCCATGAATGACTGGACGCCGGAGATGGTGGAGGAGCGGCTGATCGAGGCAGCGTCGGTGCTGCGGCGCCTGCCGGCGCCCCGCAAGCAGGGCTACTTCAGCACCTGGCCAACGATGTTCGTGGAGTTCGGTGATCTGGTAGGCCAGACGCCGGAGCCGATGCGTTTGCCGCCGCCGTCAGCGGCTTCCATTAGCAG